TATGGGCGACCGCGTTTTGGGCGAGGTTTTTGAACGAGTTGCCTGCGCTGGAGGCGAGGTTGCCGAGCGTGCTGCCGATTGCCCCGGCGGCGGTCTGTGCTCCGGCTGGGAGTTTGGACCATACGGCTCCGGCGGCGGTGGCGATGTTGCCGAAGTAGTTCTTGGCTACGTTGGCTACCGGTGCGAGTTTCTGCCCTACTTTTCCTGCGGCATCTCCGATGGCGGAGCCGATTTTGCCGCCGAATGAGCGGATGGGTGCGGTCCAAGTAGCGACTGCCGTTTTGATGGTGTTGCCGGTTCTGCTTCCCCAGTCGCGAATCGGTTGCGTCCATGCGGTGATTGCCGCGCCGATTGGTTTGGCGATGCCTGACACGGTGGCTGCGATGCTGCCGCCCCAGCCTTTGAGGGTTTGCTGGGCGGCGCTGATGGCTCCCTTGAGTCCGGTTTGGATTTTCGCGCCGACCTGCACGGCGAAACCGCTCAATGAGGATACGGCCTTGTTCGCGAATCCGGCTATCTTGGAGCCGAGCGGTTTCCAAATGGCGTCTACGCCGAGCAGGCTACGCACGAGGCTGCCGAGCGCTCCAGAGAGTCCGGTGAAGGTGGATTGGCCCCGGCTGATGCTCGAGAATCCAGCCGAGAACGAGCTTGCCATCGTCTTCATGGAACCGGATACGGTGTTGGTGCCCTTGGCGAGTTCGTCCTCGGCGGCCTTGAGCGCCTTCTTCGCGTCCGCGAGCCGTTCGGCGGCGTCGTTGGACTTGTCGAGAGCGGTGGCCTGACGCAACTGGGCTTTTTCGAGATTGATGGAGGCGGTCTGCGCCTGAGTCGAATCCGACCCGTATCTGGCGATGGCCGAGTTGAGCCTCTCCTGCGCCTGCTGCACGTTGACCGTGGCCTGACGGTAGTTCAGGAGCGCGGCGCTGGCCTTGGAGGACGCCTGCGCCGCGTCACGCTTCAACGGTTTCAGCACATCGTCGGCGACGCCCCGGGCACTCGAACCGAATGCCTTTTTGAAGCTGCCGCCGAACGATTTGCCGATTTTCGAACCGTTGCCGAACGCCTGGGAGAAACGGTTGGAACCGGACTTGCCGGCCCCCCGCATCTCCTTGTCGACCGCGCTGCGGAAGCCCTTCATCGAGGGGAATATCGACACGTGGCCGGTTCCCACTTCCGATCCGAAAGCCATAAGGCGACTCCCCTCTTAGTTGATGGTTGTTTATCCGAAGAGCTTGCTCATATGCGTTTCGGCCTCGTGGATCTCCTCGGCGGTGGGCTCGTCCGTTTCGGGTTCGCCGTCCACGTCGCCGAGCAGCGTGGAAGCGCCGAGGAACTGCAATACGGTGATGTCGGTGGCGCTCATGGGGAACATGAGGCCGATGAGCGAGGCTCCCGTGTAGGAGGACGGGTCGCCGCACAGCGCCGTGTACAGGTCGATGGCGTCACGGTAGGGGAGACGCCGGCCGAGATCGTGTTCGATGCTCCACCCGAATCGGGCGAAGTCCGCTCGGACCTTTACTCCGTCATCGGAGTTGAGGATTCGGCAGAAGTCGGCGATTTTCCCAGTTCGACGCCCTGTGATTTGGCGAGCGTCTCCCCGTAGTCCTGGATGAGGTTGAACGCGACCTGCATGGGCTCCCTTTCGAGCTGCTTGGCCTGCTCGTCTCCGGCGAACACGGTGAGGATGCGTTTGACCTGGTCGAGGCTGTCGGTGTCGGTGGAAGCGCCGGACAGTGCCTCGAAGTCGGCGATGGAAAGATAGAGAGGCAGCTTGTAGACGGTGCCGCCGGGTGCCAGCGCCCAGTATTCGTTGTCCTTGATGATGTGGCGCACCTTGATCTGCTTGGCGACCTCGGCGAGGGCCTCGGTCTCCTTGGTCTCGTCCCAATCATCGAATTCGGCGATCGAGGGTGCCATATTCTGCTGCGTTGCCATGATGGTTTCTCCTGTCATACGTGTTTCTCCCGTCGTTGGTGTTAGGCTCCCCGCATGCCGACAGGAGAGAGGTCATGCGGGGAAGAGTGCTGATGTCAGACCGCCGCGTAGGACTGCAGGTAGCGGCTGTTGCCGCCGTCTACGGCGGGATCGAGCTGCCATGTGGCGGTCAGCGAGAGGCCGGACACCTCGCCGCGCGTATCCTGCGCCGGCTCGTTGCCGGTGATCTGGATGACGCCGAGACGACGGCGTTTGCGGCCGGACTTGTAGATGGTCTCCTGATAGGCGAACCATTTGGTGTCCTGGATGATGTCCTTGACGTGGTAGACGCCGGTTTCATCGGGCCTGCCGATGGTCATGAGGCGGGTGAGGTCGTTGTCCTCGGCGGCGGTGAACGCGAGCGTCAGCGTCGGGTCGGCGTTGAGCGTGTAGCCCGGCTGGTGGAATTCGGTGGCGTCGTCGCCGTCGCGGGAGTCCTGCGGCGCTCCGTCGCTGGTGATGAGGCCAACTGTGGAGGAGGAGGAGCCGAACACGTCGCCGAGTTCGGTGATCGGGTCCGCCACGCTGGGCGCGATCTGCGAGGCGGTCAGCGTCTTGCCTGCCACATAGGGGGCGACGATGATCTTCGACGTGAGTACGTTCTTGACAGAATCAAGGTCGTTGCCCTGGTTGTCTGCTGTCATTCCATGTCCTTTCAAACGAAAAGGCCCTACACATTGTGTAGGGCCTAGGAAAACGGTTAAGGGATTGGTTAGTGTTCGCCAACCGTCGAATATTCGACGATCAGGTAGTAGTGCGCGGTGTCGGAATCGTCGGACATCGGGTATGGGCCGTTGCACGAGGAATCATCCACGGAAACGATTGGCGAGCCCTTGGCGAGGGCGATGGCCGGATGTTCGGTGAGCGTCGCGTAGACGCGACGGGCGAGAGTCTTGCACGGCTTCTCGTCCTGACGGCTCCATCCGTACACGTTCACGCCAATCGAACGGTCGAAATGGCCGAGCCCGTCCGCGTTGCCGCCATCGTCCCGGACGGTGACGAGCGGATACGCGCCCTGATAGTCGGGAGGCTTCTTGCTGCCCACCTGGAGCCCGTCCACATCGGTGATATGAGTGCGCAGGTAATCACAGAGGAAAGCCTCCATGTCGGGAGGCAGTATCAATGTCATGTCTTCGCCGCCTTCAACGCCTTGCGGAGATTGCCGGTCTTGGATTCGACCAGCATGGTCTTCGGATCATGGCCGACCACCATGAAGGTGGTGCGGTGCGCGCGTTGGACGGCCTCGACCTGCAGGCCGTCACGGTAGGCTCCTGTATCGACGGGCGCGTTGGCCTTGGCCACTCCGAGCGCCTTTTCGGCGGCTCCACGGGTCAGGGCCCTGACGCCGGCCGAGTTGAGGATCTGGTCGAAAAACGCGTCGTTGAACTTGATGCTGGTCTGTCCGCTTCCGGCCATCGGCTACCCCTTCCACTCGGTGAGCTGGACTTCCAATGTGGGCTGCCAGCCGGTAAAGGCGTTGGCATCGCGGCTGGGGAAGCCGCTGACCTCCCACATGCGGCCATCGGCCGGTTCGGGTCGGATACGGTCACCAAGCCGGATGTCCGCGTTCGGGTCGGCCACGGTGAGCACCGCAGTCGACGTGGTCTGCACGTCCAAAACGTCGGACGTGCGAGTCGAACTGCTCGAAGCCAAAGCTCCTCGCACTTCCAATTCGACGGGTTTCGTCCAGTCCTCGGTGGTCTGCGCGGGATTGTACGGGTCGGCTTTACGCGAGGCGCGCAGACGCACGAACCGTGTGGCCGCCGGCAGGCCGGAGGCGTTGATGTCATCGATGATGCTCACGGCAATGCTCCCAGCTTGTACCGGTCGAGTTTCGCCAGCTCGTCGGCCATCAATGTCACGTTGTAGGTGACGCTGCTGCCGTTGACCGACTGGGATTGGACGATGCCGGCGGCTGCGCTGCTGGCCCGTTTCGCCGCGTTTATGAGCACCCCCTGCACATCCGGCACCTCGTCCGGCGCATAACCGGCGTGGATGCGGTAGCGTATCGCGGCCACGCCGGCCGGGAAAACGCCGGCGGTGCATTCCACCAAACCCGTGGCGGGGTCGTAGGCGTAGTGCAGCCGGTTGCCGGCGATATCGGTCAGCTCATCCACCGACGTGACATGGCGTGCGGGGAGGCGAATCACCTTGCCTCCCCGCGAATTGACCACGCCCGACAGTTCGATGTTCGGCGTGATATGCCAGCCGCACGTTCGGCGGATGGCCGCCTGCGCCGCCTTGACCCAGAATGTCCCGTCCGCGTCGAACACTGTCGGATCCTGGATCATGTCGGGGATTGCCCCCGTGGAGGATACGACGCTCATAGCCCCTCGCTTTCGATGGTTGCGATGCTCGGGTCTGCGATTCGGGCCGTGAACTCCTGTGACGCTTCGGCTGGGAGGACTGACACCTCGAGTCTCGCCGTCTCGCCGACCCTCATCGCGAGGGCGTCGGGTGTGACGGCGATGCTCTCGGCGTCAGGCGTCACTTCGCGGCTTTTCCCAGTGCGACCTTGACGAACGCCTTCGGATACTTGACCTGTAGGCCGATGCGTTCGCGCACGCGGAACGTGATGAGATCGTTCGTGAAATCGTCGGCGTGGGAGTTGGTGGACTCGGCGCGCAGACCACCCTTACGGATGACCGCGCCGCCGAGCTTGAACGCGCCGACCAGAGCGGTGCCCTGGGCGATGGCCTCGGTGACCACGGTCTTGAGACCCCACAGCGGCGGATCCTGCATGATGGTGCCGTTGCCGTACTGGCCGTTGAAGTAGCCGCCGCCGTAGTACTGGCCGTTCGAATCCTTGGAGAGGCGGATGGTCTCGTAGTCGGCGGGGTTGATGACGATGGCGTCGGCTCGGAAGCCGGTGGCCACCGCGATCTTGGTGCGGGCCTTGAAGATGCGGTCCGGGTCGGAATCAGCCGCCTGAGCCATCGTCTGGATGTCGCGGGCGAGCAGGCCCTTGACGTTCGCGCCGGTGCCGTCGCCGGACAGCAGCTGGGTCTCTTCCAGCAGCTGCAGGTTGTAGCGGGCGTGGTTGTTGATTTCGGAGACGATGTAGGAGAGGTCTTCGGCCATGTTGTCGGTGACCTTCCACCAGGCGGCGACCTCCTTGAGGCTGTCGGACGCCCAGGTTGGTGCCGGCAGATGGGTCTGCGGCTTCTTGCCGCCCTCGCCCACGGTTCCAGCGTCGCCCTCGAGCGCGCCATAGACGGGGTATTCCACGGTGTTGGCGTTGCCGCTCAGGGTGATGGAGCCGAACAGGTCGGCGACCACGAGCGGACGCTCATACGGCCAGACGCCGTCCATGTCGACCTGGGTGACCACCGGCGCGTAACCGGTGCCCGCCGTGCCGGTGCCCGCCACGTGCGTGTCGGACGCGGCCTTGAACTCGCTGGAAGCGAACGGGTGCGCCTTGGTGCCGATGACGGTCAGGCCGGCCTTCTTCAACTCCTGCGCGTACAGTTCGCCCAGCGTCTTGGCGGCGTGAGCCGTCTTGGCCTGAGGCTTGGCCTCGTCCACGTTCAAATCGTTGACGCCCTTGAACAGGTCGACGCGCTCCTGCAAACGCTTGGCCTCCGCGTAATGGTTCTTGAGTTCGGTAGCCTCATCTTCGGTGAGGTTCTCCAGGCCCTTGTCGTACAGGGCCTTGACCGCCTTCTTCTCGGCGGCCAGCTTCTCCATGTAACCCATGGATAATCCTTTCTATTGGTTGTTTGCCAGCGAGAGGAAGTCGCTGATTTCCTTGGCCCACTGCGGGTCAAAACTCTTTTTCGCCTTGCCGGCGTCCGGCTCGGGCTTGTCCGAATCGTCCGCCGTATCGTCGTCCGGCTCGTCATCGGGCTTGGAATCGTCGGTGTCGTCATCGTCGGGGGTTTCGGTGATGGAGTCGAGCAGTTCGCCGAGCGCTTCGTAGGCTGTGCGAATCTTGTCCTCGTTGGCCTTGCTGATTGCACGGCCGGCCTTGACCTCGAGCACCTCGGCCCCCTGATTGGCGGCGACCTGCACGAGACTGATCTCAAATAGTTTGAGCTGGCGAATCTCCCGGTAGCCGTCCCAAGGGCTCTTCGCCTCCTCGTTTTTGACCCATGCGGTCTTTTCGGCGATGAAGCCGATGCTCATCTGGTGGATGAGGCCACGCTTGAGCAGGTCGTAGGCTCGCTTGCCCTCAGCGATGTCGGTATCCAATTTCGCGGTGATGAGCAGGCCATGCTCGTCCTCCACGGCGGAAAGCGTTTCGCCGATCACGTCGTTGGGCGAGCCGTCCTTGTGCTGCCAGTGGATCGGTATGCCCGCGCCGCCCGCCTTGAAGTCGGCGGAGAGGGTCTGCGCGAAAGCGCCCTTGACCACCACGTCGTCGTACAGGTCTTTCTCCCACGTCGAGGCGTAGCCGGAGAACACCCCGCCGCCGCTGGAATCGTTGGCTTTGAGCTCCTTGAGCTCGTAGCCGAGATAATCAAGACTCATCTGAGGTTTCTCCCTTCGTCATCGAGTCCCATGACGCGCGGAAACCGGCGTCATACGTGTAGAGTCGTTTGAATTCGGCGAGCATCTGCTTGCCGTTCGGGCTCGCGCCCTGTTGCGCGTTCTGGGTCTGGCCGCCGTCCTGCGGGCTGGGCTGGCCGCCCTCGCTCACGTTGAGCGGGGTGATCAGTTGGTCGCCGCCCGGCAGTTTCGGACGGTCGAGCAGTTCGCGCGCCTCGTCGGTGGTCATGAACGGACGGCCGGTGGCGGTGGAGAGCGCCTGATATTGGGTCTCCATCGTTCCGCGCAGCTTCGCATCCAGATTCGCCTTGATGTAACAGTCCGGTTCGCCCACAGCCTCGGGCAATGTGAGGTTCAAAGCCTCCTCGAACGCCACCAAGTACGGCAGCAACTCCACGTTCCAGAGTTTTTCTTTGTAGGCGCTGATGTTCGAGTTGGTGCCAGAGCGGAAGCCGATATTCTCCGGGCTGATCTGGAATGCGAGGCACACCTGTTCGTTGATTTTCTCGCGTGCATCCAGGTCGGCCATGTCCACCGGCTTAAACAGTTCGCCGATGGCGCGAACCTCCATGCCGTCGCGCAGAGGAAGCCATGCACCCTCGCGGCCGCCGCCCTG